ACAGTGCGCGATACCGATTTGCCTATGGGTGTCGCTGCCAATGATTGCAAGGATTCCCACAGCTAACTGGTTGTGGGTCAGTAGAAAACAAATGAAAGGTAAGACAATGACTGTAAAAAATGAGGAAACGTCTGCACCTGTTGCAGCTTCGTCCACTGATGTTGCTGTCAGTGCGGCACAGCGCGTTCAGGGTGCCACCAGTGGTGTTGTTGAGCGAATGGCAATGCTTGCCAACGGTTCGGGCATCGTGTCAACCCTTTCTGGTGAAACGTTGGAAGCGCGTAAGGCAACGCTGAACGCTGTGACCAACGCTGAACCAGTCAATGAGCACCTTGGGGAAACCATCAACCTGGTGCACGTTGTGGCACAGGCTGTGACCCTGGTTGACGACAAGACAGGGGTTGCCACTGACGCAATCAGGGCCATTCTGCTGGACGCCAACGGAAGCGCGTATGCTGCCGTGTCAGATGGTCTGATGGGTTCGCTTCGTGACGTGTTCGGTATCATGGGTCAGCCTTCAACGTGGGTTGAACCGTTGCCGATTCGCGTGGTGGAGAAGCGTGGCCGGTCAGGTTTCAGGTTCTTCAAGATTGAGCTTGTGTGATCTGACAACTAACTAATTGGAGGGGTGACGCACAGTGGGAACCAGTCTGTGACTGGTTCCCACTGGTGTCCCACATGATGTGAGCGAATCTGGTGATCTGGAATATTTACGTGTTGAAGTTGCACGTATGCGGCGTGCAGCAACCAGGAAGATTTCTAGGGTAAAACTTCGTCATGGTACCATGGTAACAGGGTCAGAGTTTGACCCTAGACGCGGCACCCATTTAGAGACTCACTATACAGAGAAACAGCTCATTGCGTACCGTGATAAGTTGGCTACTTTTCTGTCCAGGTCCAACCAGTATGTCCCTGATGCATACAAAAAACCTATGCCACGTGCAGAGTTCACAGAGTATAAACGGCAGGAAAATGCTTACCGTTCGTCTGCTGGTGGTGTGTATGAGCGTATCAAGAATGTTGAGCTTCCATCAGGTGAGACTATTTCACAGCGTTTAGCCAAAATGGACGTGTTGCATAAGGCTATGCACAACCCAACAGTGAACAGCATTTTTGATCCCCATACGCGCGCATCATACGCATTCACTAGTCGTGCAGCATTGAAGAAATTGACTAAAGCTATGAAGCGTGATGCTTCACCAAAAGCCATTAAACGAAAAGTTAGTGATGCACGTAAACAGTTTGCTGCCATGATGGATGTTATCAACATGCCAGAGTTATTTGCGGCAACTAAAGGTTTGACCAATGACCAGTTTATCGCATTGTGGAATCACACATCGTTTGCTGGTGCTGTTGCATTGTCTTACACATCAGCAATGAAGATGTTTACACCAAAGGAAGAATCATGGGGAACGGAAATGTTGAGACAACAAATGGGAGATGCAATGGAAATGATAGAGTGGGCGAAACGGATCAAGACCTAGACACTACCAAAGACTTAGACACCAGCTATGTTGCAGATTTTGAGACAACAACAGATGAGTTAGACTGTCGTGTGTGGTTGTGGGGGTTCTGTAATGTTCGTGATATAGACGATTGGTGTCATGGAAACGACATTGATTCTTTCATGTTGTATATGCGGACATATAACAGATGTCACATTTACTTTCACAACCTGGCATTTGATGGTGCGTTCATTCTTGACTGGTTGTTGAACAATGGTTTTACCCACGAACAGTCACGTAATAAAAAATCACCACTGACATTCTCAACCCTTATCAGCAAAATGGCACAGTTTTACTCAATCAAAGTTGTGTTTGAAAATGGTTCACGTGTTGAATTCCGTGATAGTCTCAAAAAACTTCCCATGAGTGTTGCCAATATTGCTAAAGCATTTAAGTTAGATGAGGGTAAAGGTCAACTGGACTACCACCTTATTAGACCTGTTGGTTATGTGCCAACCAGTGTTGAGCTGGATTATCTTAGACGTGATGTGCAGATTGTTGCACGCGCGTTGAATGTCCAGCTTGTGTCAGGTATGAAACGTCTCACTGTTGGTGCTGACTCATTACAGGAATACAAAACGCTTATTGGTGGAACCAAAGCGTTTGAGCGTTCATTTCCTATTCTGTGCACCACCATGGATGATGATATTCGTCGCGCTTATCGTGGTGGGTTCACCTACGCTGACCCTAGGCACCAGGGCACCAGGACCAGAGCTGGACGCGTCTACGATGTGAACAGCCTGTACCCATCAGTGATGTATGACCGTCCTATGCCTTATGGCGAACCACGCTGGTTCACTGGTGCACCAACAGTCAGCGAAGATTACCCACTGTTTGTGGTGGCTCTGACTTTGACAGCAAAGCTGAAACCAGACCACATACCCTGTATTCAAATCAAAGGTTCACCACATTTCGCGGCAACCCTTTACCAGACTGACATTACTGACCCTGTGACGTTGACCTGTACCAGTGTTGACCTGGCGTTGTGGAATGACCATTATGACTTGAACATTCTGTCATGGGAAGGTGGTTGGAAGTTTCACGCTATAACAGGGTTTTTCACAAAGTATATTGACAAATGGATGAAGGTAAAAGAATCCACTACTGGTGGTTTACGGTTCATAGCAAAGCTGCATTTGAATAGTTTATATGGGAAGTTTGCCACCAACCCTGACGTGACACCAAAGATTCCTATTCTTGATGATGATAATATTGTCAGGTTGGTTACAGGTGATGAGGAAACACGAAATCCTGTTTATACACCAGTTGGTGTGTTCATCACATCTTACGCGCGTGATGTGACCATACGTGCAGCGCAACAACATTACGATGTGTTCGCTTATGCTGATACTGACAGTCTACATTTGCTGGTTGACTCTGACCCAATAGGTCTGGACGTACACCCAACCAGGTTGGGTGCATGGAAAAGTGAAGGAATGTTTAGTGAAGCAATTTTTGTGCGCGCTAAATGTTACAGTGAACGTATGATTGATGGAACACATCAGACACACATTGCAGGGCTACCAGAGTCAATCGCCAAACAGGTTACGTTAGACGATATTGTGGATGGTGCTGTCTGGTCAGGTAAGCTGTCGCCACACAGGGTAAAAGGTGGTATCGTTCTTCGTAGCGTAGATTTTACGCTGAACATGCACACCAACCAACCGTAACACCAAACAGAAATGAGAAAACGTCATGGCCCGTAAGACTGTTGAACCTGCTGCCGCTGTTGACCCTGTGGACGCGCTTCCCACTGTCACTATCAGTGGTGCCGTTCCTGCGCTGGTCAGTGAGGCTGTGGAAGGCTATCGCTGGCAGAATCGTATGAGTCGCGCTGACGTGGTGAAGGAAGCGCTGACCCTGTGGTGTGTCGAACACAATCTGCTGGATGATGCACGCGCGCGACTGGCTGAGACTCTCACTGTCGTTGTTGAGTGAGTCTGCTACCATCAACTAGTGGCTTGCACCATTACCTGGCTTGCGACTGAATAACCAGATTGCTTAGGGTGAAACCTGCTGGTATCAGTTCAATCGTTAGCCACGATACGTAACCAGGTGGTGTTGGCTGCAACGCTTCACAAAGAGTTCCCCATTCCTGCCCTACACAGGGTTAAGGAATGGGGTTCTTTGTGTTATCGTTTGGGCTATGACATTCGATGAGATTTTGGCGCTGATGCGCGAACCTGGTGAAGATGGTGTCCCTGACACCATCTATGACGATCTTTCATCGTCATACAACTCTGCCGTTGATGGTGGTGCTGCTGCATTGAGTGAACAGGGTGCAGCACACGCTACGGCAACTGCTGAACTAGTAGCTGAAATTGCACGGTTGAAGGCTTTGAACTTTGACCTGCTTATGGCTGCTGGTTCTGAGACTTCCAGCACTGTTGAGGAAACCAAACCAGAGTCAGACGATGAACCGTCGATTGACTCACTTTTCGATAAGGAATAGTGAACAAACATGACCCTTGATGTTGCAATACTTGCCGCTGACAGGCCAAACAGCGCGATTCTTGATGCCGTTCGTGGTATTGCTTCCACTGACTACGCGCGAAGGATTCCGTCTGCTGATGCGGCTGGGGTTGCTGCCACGATTGAGAACCTGACCAACCCAAACAACCGTCGCTGGATGAACGAGTTCATTGACGTTCTGGTCAACCGTATCGGCATGACCATTGCACGTTCTACCAGTTGGACCAACCCTCTGGCACCGTTCAAACGTGGCATGTTGTCTTACGGCAACACCATTGAGGAAATCCAGACTGGTCTTTTGCAGGCTCACGGTTATGATCCTGACCGTGACTATATGGAGTCCACACTCTTTGGTCGTGAGCGTCCAGAGGTTCAGGTCAACTTCCACACAGTCAACCGTCAGGACTTTTACAAGGTCACTGTCAATGATGCGCTGTTGAAGCGCGCGTTTCTTGACCCTGCTGGTTTGTCTGGTTTCATCAACCAGCTTATGGAAGCTCCGTCAACCTCTGATCAGTGGGATGAGTTTTTGCTCACTTCGTCGTTGTTCCGTGAGTATGAGTCCAATGGTGGATTCCATCACGTGCATGTACCTGATGTGGCTGCAACCACTTCCACTGGTGAAGATGCAAAAATGGCTCTGCGTAAGATGCGCGCCATGGCAGGTAATTTGAAGTTCCTGTCCACGCAGTACAACGCAGCAAAAATGCCTGTGTTTGCCAACCCTGATGACTTGATGCTGTTTGTTACGCCAGAGTTCAACGCTGGTATTGATGTTGAAGCTTTGGCTGGCGCGTTCAACATTGAACGTGCAAAGATGCACGGCAAGGTTGTTGAGCTTCCACAAGCTGCATTCGGCATTGAAGGCACACAGGCAATTATGACGACCAGCGATTTCTTTGTTATCGCTGACTCACTGTTTGAGTCAACGTCACAGTGGAATCCTGCCAACCTGCACAACAACTACTTTTTGCATCATCACCAGGTGGTCAGCGCTTCCAGGTTCGTTCCGGCTGTCATGTTCACCACTGGAGCAGATGATGAGGTTATCGTTTTGAACACTCCTGTTGCTTCCATTGTTGCCATCACCATTGAGGCGATTGACGGAACTGTGCCAACGTCCGTTGCTACTGATGGAATCATTGCCCTGGTCAGCTCCGCTGTGACCAACCCTGCTGGTGGTGAGGCGGCCGTTATCTGGACCGTGACTGGTGGGTTGTCTGGTCGGACGTTCATCACACAGGCTGGTGTGCTTCATGTGGCACCTGATGAGGCTGCAACCACACTGACTGTGAGGGCAACGTCTGCTGCCGTTGACTACACCAACCCACGACTTGACCCCATCAGCGCTACGTTGGCTGTCACGGTCACTGGTGGCCCTGTGGGTGGCTGGCCCGAAAAGTCTGGCGGTCTGGTTGGGTTGTCCATCAAGGGTGTTGACGTGGTTGGGGTTGTTCCTGGCACGTTCACCTATGCGGCAACTGTTCCCACTGGAACCACGCTGGCAAATGCTGATATTGCAGCCACTACACGTGATGCTGCTGACGTGACTGTCACGGTCACAAAGGTTGGGACCACTGGTTACACGATCGTTGCCAGTGTTGACAATGGTGTTGGCGCGGCTGTTGTCTACACCTTCAACATCACGTTTGCCTAAGGCTTAGGGTTGGTTTGACGTTTCCTCCCCTGAGAGATGGCACCCTGTCACCAGAAATGGTGGCAGGGTGCTATTCTTTGTTCACAGACCTTCCACATGCTTAGGAATGGGTGATTGTTATGAGTGTTGCAACACAGTTGGAAGCTTTAGGCTGGAGAATGAACACCCCACCACGTTTTACACGCGCTGTTGAGAACTTCCAGCGTGGTTGGTGTTTGGGTGTTCCCCTGGTTATTGATGGTATCCCTGGACCTAAGACACAGGCTGCATTAAAGAAAAGTCACACCAACCTGATTAGTGGCAGGGGTACAGCTTCACCACATTTTTCATTCAGTGAGTTTACCTGTAAATGTGGTGGCAAGTATTCCGACTGTGAACGAATCCACATGCTGGCAGCGCACATCAACAGGTTAGAGGTTTACCGTAGCAAGGTTGGTGTACCTGTTGCCATTGTGTCAGGGTATCGTTGCCCTGCACACAACAAGGCTGTTGGAGGTGCCACAAACAGCCAACATATGTATGGAAGCGCAACAGACATTCTAGGGTTGCGTAACTCATCATGGGTTCGCACGCTTCAACTGTTCGCCGGTATTGGTTACCGTGCATCAAATGGCACCGTGGTTCACGTTGACTCACGCGACATTTCAGGAGTCAACCTTACGAACAGCACCAGGGTTCACCCTGCACTGTGGCAGTACGCAACATGAGCACCTATCCAACCAATGAGATAGGCCAGCTACCTGGTGTGTCCAGTTTCGGCAGCGCGTTTTCTTATGCCGCGTGGACACCAGGAACCACAGTCACCTTGTGCAACGTCCCATGGAACAATGACTATCGTGACATTGTGAGCTATGCGTCAAAGGCTGAACTGAACACCTATCTTGACAACGCTGTCAGGTCAGGGCCACGAATCACCATTGATAAACTCACCTACTGCCGTGTTGGTCAACCCATCAGGGTCAACATTCCTTTTGCCAACGCGTATATGTTCAACTATCTACGCGTGGTCAACAATGCGCAGCCTGTCACTGGTCACGCTGCACCAGATGGTGCGCCATCATTTGCCAACTCAACTGAGGCTGGTGCGCAAACCCTCTACTACTTCATCACTGATGTTCGCTACCTGGCACCCAACACAACAGAGCTGGTTGTCCAGTTAGACGTGTGGCAAACATTCAACCATGATGTCACCTTTGGCAACTGTTACATTGAACGTGGCCACATTGGTATTGCCAACACCAAAGCATTTGACAACAACGGCAGAGACTACCTGACCATTCCTGAGGGTTTGGACGTTGGCAACGAATACGTTGTATCCAACACGTATGAGTATGAGTATGTGAACAACCACAACACCACCAATGATATGGGGGTGTTGGTAATGTCAACAACCAGTCTGTTTGGACCATACGGAACAGTGGCAGCACCAGTGCTCACCATGGCACAAGGTTCAGAATATGGGGGTGTTCCAAACGGTTGTGACCTATACCTGTTCTATACCAGAGCTGATTTTACAGCGTTCATGGCGTTCATGGCAGATAAACCATGGGTGACACAAGGTATTGTGTCTGTTACTGCTGTGAACTTTTCATCCACTGTTCCTAATTCACCAACTGATTATGAGTCACGCGCGTGGACCACTGGAAGCGCATTCATTCAAAGACTCATCAAAGGTACTGGTTCAGACACCATTACTGGTTTCAATGGTCCTGATGGTGCCACAGCGTATGACCGTAAATGGTTGGCGCAAAATTGGCGAACAGGGTTACTCACCGGACGTTATGCAGGTCTGAAAAAGTTTCTCACCTACCCATACACAGCTATTGAGCTGACAACCTACTCTGCCACACCTATCATTCTGAAACCAGAGTGTATGTCTGGTGATGACATTATTGTCATTCTTAAGGCTTTCATGGGTCAGCCTTCACCACGTGTGATGTTCATCCCATATAAGTACAACGCCAAAGCTGGTTTTACTGACATCATCAATGAAGCTGGTGAAATCATCAATGATGGTGGCGAAATGTTTGACTTTATGACAGGTATCATTGACCTGCCAACATTCTCTGTCGTCAACAATGGCTATCTGTCCTATATGGCATCAAACAAAAACGGTATTGCCTTCCAGCATCAAAGCGCTGACTGGTCACAACAGCGCGCGCTATCTGGTGCTGACGTTTCAATGTCCAACCAGTCACGCTCACTGTCGTTGGGTCGTGAGCTGGCAGGTATGCAAAATGCCAACATCTATGATAATGCCAGTTTGCAAAGGTCTGTGGCTGGTCAGCGTGCCATCCTGGGTGGCGCTAACGCTGTTGCCGATGGCATCACAGGTGGCCCTGGTGCTGCTGCTGGCGCGCTGACAGGCATTGTGAACGCTGGTGCCAACTACGCCATACAACAGGGCCAGATCAGCGCACAGGCTGCCATATCAGGTGGTCTGAACGCACAGTCAGCGCTGGCAACCCAGAACACTGGTATTCAGAACAACGACACCAACTATGCCTATGCACAGTTCGCCGCACAGGGTGACTACCAGAACAGTATCGCTGGAATCAACGCGCGCGTTCAGGATGCGAAACTGATACAACCCACCACCAGCGGGCAGTTGGGTGGTGACGTGTTCAACCTGGCACTGTTCAAATGGGGTGTGTTCGCAAAGGTCAAAACGCTTCAACCAGCAATCATGGCAGCCATTGGCGAATACTGGTTACGCTACGGTTACTCTGTCAACCGTTTTGGGACCATGCCAGCAGACTTCCAGGTGATGAGTAAGTTCACCTACTGGAAGCTCCGTGAGACATACCTAGCAACTGGTGCTGTTCCTGAGACATTCCGGCAAACCATACGAGGGGTTTTTGAAAAGGGTGTTACTGTATGGGCTAACGCTGATGACATAGGCATGATTGACATTGCAGACAACACCCCTAAGGCTGGTATCACGTTATGAGCGGTCGTAGACGTGACTATGTTGAAGAATACCTGTATGGACCATTCCGTAGTAATGCGCCAAAACAACGGTTGGCATTGTACGAAACAATGTATATGCGGATTCTCACAGAGTTTGCAACCAACCGTTTCAAGTGGAAAAACTTGCCTGATGAGATAGACAGACGTTTTGTTGAGTACGAGTTGTTTCGTCATGCGCTGGTGGTTTTCTTCCATGATGACAAAGACTTCAACAGATACTTTGCTTTACGTGGTTCTGGTGTTGGCAAGTGGAATATGTATGACAACCCTGTGACGTTCAACGCCATTGGTAACACCATAATTAACAGGAAGTTACAGGCTGGTACTGAATGTGTACCCATTTGGGCTAACACTGTCAGGGTTCCTGATTGGGATTTGGTGCTGTTGCAGGCAACTAAGCTTGCTGAGATTGAACGCACCATTGAAATCAACCTTATGGCTATGCGTAAACCGTTCATGTTCGCTGTTGAGGATACTGAACGGCTCACGTTTACCAACCTCTGGCGACAGGTACAGGAAGGTGAACCTGTCATCTTTGGCACACAGCTACTAGGTGACTCACTGGAAAACAAAGTCAAAATGTTTGATATGAAGATTGATAAAGACCTGGTTATCAACCTTCAACTAGCCAAAGCTAAAATCTGGAATGAAACCATGACATTCCTAGGCATCAACAACAGCAACCAGGACAAGCGCGAGCGACTGGTGTCTGACGAAGTTGGCGCGAATGACCAGCAGGTATCAGCAGCGCGTAACAGTGCTATGGGTGCGCGTAAATACGCTGTTGAGCAGATCAACGCAAAGTATGGTCTGAGTGTTGAAGTTGAGTGGAATGAAGATGAGCTGATCCAGAACACGTCAGATGGTCCAATGGGAACCACTCAGAGTGGTGGCTCAGTCGCAGACATAATGAGTGGAAGGTCGAAAAACTAATGGCATGGCCTGATACGAAACGCAAACTACACCAGTTGGAAACCATCATCAATGATGTGTTCAACCGCCGTGACGGAACAACCACAAGCCTGGTGAGTGCTGCTGTCGCAGCTCAGCACATTGTCGATAGTTCCAGCAGGAACTCTAGTCGAGACGGTAGAGGGA